TTCAACTGGTGTAGCAACAACTGGTGGTACTGGTTCTGGATTAACAGTTGATACTACTGTTGATGGTAACGGTGCTATTACAGGTCTTTCACTTAATGCTGCTGGTAGTGACTATCTAATAACTGATACACTAACAATAACCAACCCAAATCTAGGTGGTGTTTCTGCTCTTAACTTGGGTACATTGGCTGGTGGTACAGGATACACTACAGCAACTGGTGTTGCTACAACATCATCTGGTTCAGGATCAGGTGCTACACTTAACATTACAGCATCTGGTGGAGCAATCATTAACGTTTCTGTTAATAATGCTGGTTCTGGATATGCAATTGGTGAGACACTAGAAATTGTTAACGCTAACGCTACTGGTGTTAAGACTCTTGGTTCTATCGCTTCTGGTGGTACTGGATATACTACAGCAAATAATATTACAACACAGACAAATGGTTCTGGAACTGGGTTAGTAGTTAATATTACAGGTGTTACTAACGGTGTTATTGACGGTCTTGCTATTGCTGATGATGGTACTGGTTATGCTGCTTCTGATACAATTACTATCGTCAACTCAAATGCAACTGGAGTTAATACACTTGGTTCTATCAGTGCTGCTGGTACTGGATATACTGAGGGTACATTCAACAACGTTGCTACAACCTCATCTGGTTCTGGTACAGGATTGACACTTAACATCACTGTTGATGCAAGTGGAAATGTTACTGCTGTTGCAGTTAACACAGATGGATCTGGTTATGCAAACTCCGAAGTTATAACTATATCAGGTGGTAATGGTGATGCACAGACTTCAGTCTCTGCTATACATGGTAACGGTTGCACACTCCCAGTATCAGCTATCCACGGTAATGGTTCTTCATTAGACACTGCTGCCGTATTTACTAACGCAACCTTTGCACTATCAGATATCGCAACGATGGAAGTTGGTGCAACTATTACAGGTGGTACTTCAGGTTCGACTGCTGTTATCACTGCTCTAGGTGCTACTTCAGTCACCGTTGATAATGTTGACGGATTCTTCAAGAAGGGAGAAACCGTTGGTGCTAATGATGTTACTAATTTGACTATCCAATCATTCGCTTAAGATAAATGTCAGCTACAAGACCAGCAACTAAAACTGAATTGAAGGATTATGCTCTTCGCAGACTAGGATATCCTACGATAGATATCAACGTTGCTACTGAGCAATTGGATGATTTAATAGAAGAAGCAATTGATTATTATCAAGAATATCATTATAACGGAAGTTATAAAGCTTGGATGAAAATTGAGGTTACTGATGCAATTAAAACTGCAGCTCAATCAGAAACACAACAAGGATCAACTAATTGGTATGGTGTTAATAACTATGTTTCTACACCACCTGGAATGCTAGGTATTAATCATGTTTACACAAACATTGGTGCATCTAGTATTGTTCCTGGTAATATATTTAATATTAAGTATCAGATATTTTTGAATGATATCTATGCCATGACTCATGGACAGATATTACATTATTATATGACTTCCCAATATCTTGAAACTTTAGATTGGGTAACCAATTCTCAAGCCAATCGTAGAATTGGATGGAATGAACATGGTGGTAAGTTAAGTCTTGATATGGATTGGGACCAAATTACTACTGGTGATTATATTATGGTTGATTGTTTAATGCGTCAAGATCCAGAAACAAATACAGGAATGTATAATGATAACTGGTTAAAAGATTATGTGGAAGCACTTTTCCAGCAACAGTGGGGTCGCAACTTAAGTAAGTATGATGGCATACAAATGTTAGGTGGAGTTACACTTAATGGTCGTCAAATCTTAGAAGATGCATCTACGTTTAAACAGGACATGGAGAAAGAACTCCGTGATCGTTATGAACTTCCACCTATAGATTTAATAGGTTAATATGGCATATTCAAATTCACCAGCACAGGATTACGTACAGTCTGACTATACTAATTCTGCTAGATTAAACATTAATGGTTCTGCTCAAGAGCAGAAGTTCATGGAAAACTTAGTTGTAGAAAGCATTGAAATTTACGGGCAAGATATTTACTACGTGCCGAGAACTATTGTCAACCGTGATAACGTCTTCGGAGAGGACTCTGATGGCAAATTTGAAAGTGCCAAAGCGATTCGTGCCTATGTCAATAATGTTGAAGGATGGGAAGGACAAGGCGAGCTTCTTACGAAGTTTGGAATCCGCATCGAGGATAAGACAACGTTTATATTCTCCCGTGAAAAATTTAAAGAAAAGGTTGATGACTCGACTGTACTCAATGTCGAAGGAAGACCCAACGAAGGGGATTTAATTTGGTTCCCTATAACTAAACATTTATTTGAAATTAAGTTTGTAGAAGTAGAACGTCCTTTCTATCAGTTAGGTAAAGGATATGTTTGGGAATGTCAGTGTGAACTCTTCGAGTACAGTGATGAGGAGATTGATACTGGTCTTGCAGATCTTGATGCTATTGAGACTAATTTTGCTAATGCTATTACAGTAGGTCTTGTAGCTGGTGGAAATGGAGACTTTACTGTTGGGGAAACTGTTACTGGAGGATCATCAAATGTTACGGCTGAGGTTAAGTCTTGGGATAGTGCTTCTAGGACTCTCATCGTTATCAACCGTTCTGGTACATTCTCTGTACCAGAAACACTTACAGGGGGTACATCTAGTGCATCTTGGACAACTGCTACATATAATACAATAGATAATAAAAATATCGAGTACGATCAAAATAATGACTTTGAGACTGCTGATAACGATATTATAGACTTCTCCGAGGCAAACCCATTCGGAACAGTCGGAAGCTCAACTGATGTATCAATCTAATGTTAGGAACTTATTCATACAATGAAATTTTTCGTAAGACCATTGTGGCTTTCGGAACGTTATTTAATAACATAGAAATTCGTCGCTCTGATGAAGTGATGAAAGTTCCTTTGGCATATGGTCCAAAGCAAAAATTTTTAGCACGGTTAGATCAAAATCCTGATCCTACTAATAAGAGAGTGCAAATAACTCTTCCTAGATTATCCTTTGAGATAAATGGGGTGAATTATGATCCTACTAGAAAGGTATCACCAACACAGAAAATTAAATTTAAAAAGGACGTAAATGAAAATAAGAATGCTTTCATGCCAGTCCCTTATAATATTGGGTTTGAATTAGCAATTATATCAAAAAATCAAGATGACGGATTACAGATCATTGAACAGATTCTTCCGTACTTTCAACCTCATTATAATCTCTCAGTTAAATTACAAACAACAATAGGAGAAACAAAAGATGTTCCTATAGTTTTACAGAACATCGATTATGAGGATGACTACGAAGGAGATTTCGCACAACGTAGAGCAATTATATACACTCTAACATTTACTGCAAAGACTTATCTATATGGTCCTATTACAGACAGCAAGGTTATCAAGAAGGCTATTACAGATACTTACAGTTCTGTCAATACAACTACAGCACCAAGAGAACGCAGATATACAGTTACACCTGAAGCATTAACAGATCAGGATGGAGTAGGACTTACTACTCTTACTGCTGCAATGGATATCAATGATGGAATTATATCTGTTGCTAGTGTAGCATCTCTTGCTCAAGGAGATGACATTCAGATTGGAACTGAGGTAATGCATGTCAACAGAGTTGTTGGTAGCACACTCCATGTCAGCAGAGGATGGAATGGTTCATCAATTGTTGGTCATGCAAACGGTGCAGCTATTCTCAAGATAGATGAGGATGATGCAGCATTACTAGATTCTAGTGATGATTTTGGATTCGGTGAGATATACTCTGAGTATACTGACATGAAGAAACGCAATCCTATTAGCGGTCAAGATGAGGCAATTTAATTATGAGTTTTGATGGACTTGAAAAAGCATTTGGTGATGAACCATCAGATCTTGAAAAGCATGTAGAAGAAACTAAAGCACTCAAAAAGAAATCTGAGGCTCCTGATATACAGCAGGACTATGAGATTTCTCGTGCTCAACTACATAACTTAGTAATGAAAGGACAGGAGGCAGTAGATGGTATACTTGATGTGGCACGAGCTTCAGATCATCCTCGTGCTTATGAAGTTGCTGCAACAACAATTAAAGCAGTCGGAGATGTAACAGATAAATTAATAGATCTTCAAGGTAAGATGAAAGAATTGGATAAGGAAGAAAAGAGGGGTCCGACAAACGTTACTAATGCTATGTTTGTTGGTAGTACTGCAGAGCTTCAAAAGATGTTGAAAAATATAAATAAAGGTGAATCTACATAGACACGACAATGACAGTTCTTAATGTATTAAGTACTAATTCAGTAGCTGCTGGTGCTTCTGAATATCAAACAGTACAAACAGGATATTATAGAGTTGGTTCTACAGCAGGTGCTGCTACAGTTTCATTCAATGATGGACCTGCAATAACTTTAGTACAAAATGAATTTATTCTTATCAAAGGTAGTAAACCTGGTCAAGCAAAGATTGTAAAGGCTATTGCTGATGCAACTACTGATTATTATGTTGGTGAGCACGTTCTAGATACATCTAGCAATCATCCATTTTCTGTAGGAGATTATATTGCTGTAGTTGATGATGGCACAGACGCTGCTATCAATGGTGCTTTTTTATCTGCTGGTACTGCTGGTAAAAAAATAACTGGTGATAATGGTTTAGGTATGTTGAGTACAGATATTGATTCATCTGCTACTTCTACTTACACTTGGTCATCAGGTAGTAAAGCAAGAATTCAACGTGCTGTTAAAATTACTGCAGCAACTAGTGCAGTTATAATAGAAGAAGTACAAGTAGTCGGAGGCTAAGATGCCAGCCGTTAACCAAGAAGCAGAACGTATAGTTAGAGGGATGAAGAACAAAAGTGCTCATCGCTTTAAGAAACTATATGGGAAACGTGACAAGGAAGTCATGTATGCTACGGCAAATAAGTTAGCACAAGAAGCACAATTAAAGGTTATGTACTATAAAGATTTTATCAACATAGTTGAGGGCAACCCAACAACCAGAATGTTAACTAAGTCTAAGACTAAAGTTACTGGTAACATCTCTGCTGACCGTGGTAGTGATGAGAAAAAGAATCGTGAAAAGAGAAAAAGTCTTGAGAAGGATCTGAAAAAGAAAGGTATAGGTTATAAGAAAGGTGTTGGTGAATACAAGTACAAGAGTGATGACGGAAAGGAAGGTACTGGTAGAGAAGTCTCTTACCAAACTTCTAAACCTGATAAGATGTCAAAACGTAGGTTTGGTAAAACAATGCGTCGTCTTGGCAGAAAGCACGGTCAAGAATCAGTAATCACTAAGGATAAGGATAAGCCAGCAAGGTTACATGATACTCAGTCTAAGAAACCTGAAAAGTCAATTAACATAGGAAAATCTGCTGCAGGTAAACACCCTAAAGGAGATGGTGAGACTTCGGGTACTAAGGTAAGAAGTGGTAAATTAGGAAAGACTAACAAGGCATCATATCATTATAAGTAATCCCACACCTAATGCGTATTTGTACTTATATGCTATACTAAATACAAGTACATATGGGATTGAAAGATCATGCCCCAGAACCATTATACCGTAGGGTATCACGATACAGAGCAGCGTCGTCACTATATTTGTGAGTACGCAAATGACTCTTACGAAGCTATTAAAGATGCACAGGAGGATGTTCCCTTTTTAAAGGAGCATCCTTCTTTTGTTGATTCTTGTACAAATGAAACAGGTCTAGACTTTTTAATGGGCATTGTGCCTATGGGACGTTAAATTTATGAAACACGAAATTATGTGGTGGATGTCTAGGTTAACTATAATGTTAACTTCACTTTTTCTTTCTTTTACACTAGCAGCAAAAGCATATGCTGCAGATATTACTATGGGTTCAAATGGCAATTTAGTTTTTGAACCAAATGAAGTTACTGTTAGTGCTGGTGATACTATCACCTTTACTAATGGTGCATTACCTCCTCACAATGTTATGATAGATGACCATCCAGAGTTATCTCATGGAGATCTAGCATTTGCTATTGGAGACAGTTTTGAAATAACATTTCCTGAACCTGGTGATTATACATTCCAATGCGATCCTCATGCAGGTGCTGGTATGAAAGGAGTTATTCATGTTAACTAGATTGTGGTATTGGTTATTTCCAATCAAACCAAAAAAAGTTAATGGTCAGGATTACGGAACAAATAATGTAGTCACTCCACCGTAAAATAAATAACAGTGCCTTGTATCATTTAAATGGCTACTATAACTCTTCAAACACCAGACGGTGAAACCAGTACTTTTGAATGCGATGAGGAAACTCCTATATTAGATGCATTAGAAGAGGCTGGTTTAGACCATCCTTATTCTTGTCGTGCAGGTTCATGTTCTTCATGTTGTATGAAGATAGTAGAAGGTACTGTTAATCAAGATGATCAATTCTTTTTAGATGATGACCAAATTGAAGAAGGATTTGTTTTAACATGTGTTGCCTTACCAACATCAGACCTAACATTATTGGCTGAACAAGAGGAGAATTTATAGCAGATAAATAAAAATAATTAAACTTTAAATTATGGCTTGGGTTGATGTAGCAGCAGCTACAGATATTGCGGATTCATATCCAATTGGTTTTCCAAAACATCTTAGAGAAGATGGAAGAAAAGCCGAACCTTATTATAATTATACTGGTGCATTAGGAGCCGACATAAGGTCTATGGTTCCTGTAATTAATTTGCATGGTACAGATCTAGTAGGTCTCGAACTCGGTGTTTTACGAGGAGATTCTTTTCTGACCATGCTTTTTAATTGTCCAAATATTAAAACGCTATACGGTGTTGATGCATATAAACCATTTGATGATTATATGAATGCATCTACTACAAATAAAGATTTACCTACTATGCAATTTGATGAAAAGGATATAGAGTTTGTTAAACTATATTGTTTTCATCGTTTGAATCATATTGCACCAGAACTTAAAGATAAGATTAGGTTCTTAGAAATGGATAGTAATGCTGCAGCTTTAAAGATTGAAGATGAATCATTGGATTTTATATTCCTAGATGCTTATCTAACAAAGGAGCAAGCAGTACAAGATCTTAAAGTGTGGTATCCAAAGGTTAAGAAGGGTGGATTATTTTCTGGACATGATTACTTCTCTCCAATGGTTAGAGAGGCAGTCGCTGAGTTTAGAGAAAAAAATAATATAGATAATCTTATGTCTACCTATGATGAGACCTTTGTATGGGTGAAGTAGTCTGGTCAATTAATATTATGATTGCCATCTTACTTGTTGCAGTAGGTATCGTAATCTACTACATATTTAAGTACGATGAGTTTTGGCCAAATGGGAGCGATGACACCACCGTCACGGAAGAGTTGTTACAACTTCCGAGTGACGAAGATAGACAAGGTTCTTGATGGTGACACTATCGATGTTACTATTGACCTCGGTTTTGATCTATACAAGAAAGAAAGAGTTAGAGTTGCAGGCGTTGATACACCAGAGAAAAGAACAAGAGACCTTGAAGAGAAGGCATTGGGAATAGATGCAACAAATTGGTTAAAAGCCAAACTAACAGAAACTATTAAAGGTGATGAAGAACTCATTATTAGAACTGAACTTAAGGGTGGCGTTGGGAAGTATGGCAGGCTTCTTGGTTG